TGGCACAGCTACATCACCAACAACTGGTACAGCAATGTCTGACGTAGTTACTAGTATTAACGATGCCAGCATCACTGGAATTAGCGCAGCATTAGCACCAGGCGGCACACAGATACAAATTTTTGTAGACGGTACATCACAATCAGATGGCGCAAATGCTGATGGTATCATTGATATTGGAACAGGCACAGGCAGTCTATTAGCTGATTTAGCAATAACAGCAACTACTTATAGTTCACCTAGATTAGCTACTGCACCGCATACTAGTGTTCCAGAGTTTAAATCAGGTGACACATCACCTGCACCAACAGGAAGTGTTTGGATTAAAACAACTACACCAAATGGCGGAGCAAATTTAAGCATTAAAGAATACAATACAGCTACACAATTGTGGTCATCTATAACAACACCAATTTATACTTCACCAGAAGGCGCAATAAACGGTCTTGACAAAACAGGTGGCGGCGCAAACTTAAAAATTGGTGATTTGTATGCAAAGGTAAACGTAGACGAGCTTGGCAATCCAATTGCAAACTATAAAGTTTACACAAGAGCAGTATCAGGTGCAACTAGCATTACTGGTTCAGTAATTGGAGCAACTGGAGTTACAGCAGCAACATACACGTTTACAATTAGCGAATCAAAAGCTAATACAGCAGCAATGACAACAGCAGCTTCAGTAAGTGTAACAACAACTGGCGCACTAACTGATTCAGAATTACTAGCAACAGCTATTAACGCTGAAGGGTTTGTCAATGTTGTAGCACTAGTAGATGCACAAAATAGAGTTGTAATTCAGCACAAATTAGGTGGCGAAATTGATATTGTTGACACAGACAGCGGCCTTGCAGGTTTTGGTTTTTCAGCAGCTAATACAGCTAACTTATACGCTGGTCCAAATGCAACTGGCTTAGTAGCTTCAAATTGGAAGCCACTAGTGTATACAGCATCAGGTAACGAGCCGTTAAATCTTACTGCACAAGGGCAACTATGGTATAATAGTGTTGTTGACGAAGTTGACATCCTAGTACACAATGGCGATGCTTTTGTTGGATTAAACTATGACGGTACTTCAGGAGAATCAAACGTAGCAAGTCCATATACTGGAACTAACGCAGAAGGTCCTATTGTAAGTGCAACTGCACCAACAACACAAACTGATGTTTCTAAAAGTGCATTAGTTAATGGTGATATTTGGATTAGTACAGCAGATGTTGAAGACTATCCAGCAGTTTACAGATGGAACACAGCATTGGCTACTCCAGCCTGGGTACTACTTGATAAAACAGACCAGACTACAGAAAACGGAGTACTATTTGCAGATGCACGTCAAGGCAATGACGGCGGAACAGTAGACGATGCTCCAACTTCGACTATTGCAGAAATGCTTACTAGTGATTACGTGGATCCAGATTCACCTGATCCATCACTATATCCAAAAGGCATGTTGCTATGGAACTTACGTAAGAGTGGATTTAATGTTAAGCGTTTTGAGCGTAACTACATTGATACCGCAGGTAAAAACGTTCGTCAAGGCGGCGTAGACGACGGTGCTTCAATGGCAGCTTACTACCCACATCGTTGGGTTACTGATTCAGGTAACCAAGCAGATGGTTCAGGTAGCTTTGGACGCCATGCACAGCGTAAGAGTGTTGTACAAGCACTACAAGCAACTGTTAACAGCAACCAAGATATTCGTGACGAAGAAAGTCGTCAGTTTAACTTAATTGCAACACCAGGTTATCCAGAGCTAATTGGCGAAATGATCACATTAAACTATGACAGACGTTTAACAGCATTTGTTATTGGTGACACACCATTCCGCTTAACACCAGATGCAACTTCATTAAATGAATGGGCAACTAATGTTAAATTAGCACTTGAAGATAATGATAATGGCGCAGTTAGCTTCGACGAATACATGGCTATGTATTATGGTTCAGGATTTACAAGTGATAACGCAGGAAACAACGTTGTTGTTCCAGCAAGTCATATGGCCCTACGTACTATCATACTAAACGATCAGGTTGCGTTCCCTTGGTTTGCTCCAGCAGGCACAAGACGCGGCGGTGTAAGCAATGCTACAAGTTCAGGCTATATCAATAGCGAAGGCGAATTTGTAAGTGTAGCACTAAACACTGGACAGCGCGATACACTTTACTCAAATGCAATTAACCCAATCACATTTATTAGTGGTGCAGGACTTGTTGTATTTGGTCAAAAGACTCGTGCAAGAAATGCAAGTGCATTGGATAGAGTTAACGTAGCACGTTTAACTGTTTACTTACGTGGACAGCTAGAGCTACTAGCAAAACCATACTTGTTTGAGCCAAATGACAAGATCACAAGAGATCAAGTTAAATCAGCAGCAGATGCATTGTTACTAGAACTAGTAGCGTTACGTGCATTGTACGATTTCTTAGTAGTGTGTGATGAATCAAACAACACACCTGCAAGAATTGATAGAAACGAGCTATACCTAGATATTGCTATTGAACCAGTTAAGGCGATTGAATTTATTTACATTCCGCTAAGACTTAAAAACACAGGTGAAATTGCAGCACTAGGTTAATATGCGCAGTTAATGAGTGGATGAAATACTCCACTCATTTAAGCATAAATACTGTATAGGAGATACATAATGCCAATCACAACATTACAAAATATTAGTGTACCTACAGAGGGTGCTGGATCTAACTCGTCATTATTGATGCCTAAGTTACAGTATCGCTTTAGAGTATTACTAGACAACTTTGGTACTACTGGAGGTCCAGATGGTACTAGAGAAATTTCAAGACAAGTAGTAGACGTAACTCGTCCAAACGTTAGTTTTGAGCAAATGACCATTGAAGCTTACAACTCAAGAACATATCTTGCAGGTAAGCACACATGGGAACCAATTACACTTACACTACGCGAAGATGCAAACAACAACGTACAAAAAGTTGTTGGACAGCAGCTACAAAAGCAGTTCGATTTCTTCGAACAGTCAAGCGCAGTATCAAGTGGCACATACAAATTCCAAACTAGCATCGAAGTATTAGATGGTGGTAACGGTGCTAATGGAGCGGCAGTAATTGATCGCTTCCGTTTAGTAGGTTGTTACATTGAATCAGCTAACTACAATACGCTAGCATATGCAACAAACGAAGCAGTAACAACATCATTAACTATACGTTATGATAATGCTATACAGTTTGGTGCAGACGAATCATTCGAAGGTATCGGCGAAGCAGTTACAAGAGCAGTAGCAGCAGGCATTGGCGGAACAACCGTTACTGGCTAATAATTTTAGTTAGGATTGGTTTTTATTTAAAGCGAGGATTGTTAATTCAGTCTTCGCTTTTTTAATATACGCATAAAATTCACAAGGATAAATATTAGTATGAGTTTAAAAGATGCATTCCTATTTAATTTACAGTCAGAAACACATTTGCGAGATGCCCGTCACGCAAACCAAATCTACACCCAGAGTAATTTTGCATTTGCTCCTAAAACCAAATACATGTATCATGTTAGGTTTGAGCCAACAGATGAAGTAGGAAATAGTGCAACATCGAATGTATTTAAATTTCAAAAAGAAATAGGAGTATTTGTTAAAAGTGCAGACTTGCCTAGTTTTAGGGCAAGTGTAGAAAACAAACAACAATACAATCGTAAGAAAAATGTGCAAACTAGAGTAGACTATCAAGACTGTAGAATTACATTTCATGATGACAATACCGGTATTACTAGAGCGTTATTTGAAGAATATTACAGATATTATTTTGTTGATGCCAATCAAAATATATCAGGCAAGGATGCAGCATATATATCTCGAGACAAATATTTTGGCAAAGTGCCTTCATATGGTTTAGATAATCAAAAAATTAAACCGTTTTTTAAATATATCACAATATATCAACTAGCCCGAAGAGAATGGGTCGCTTATACATTAGTTAATCCTTTATTAACTGCATGGGACCATGGAAATGTTGACAGCGGCGCAACAGATTTTAACGAAAACACAATGAGTGTCGCTTATGAAGCTGTACAATACACTAGCGGAAATGTTGCTAACGATACACCTGTTGGACTAGCTGATGCAAGTATAGGATACGATGTAGAACCGAGTCCGTTAGGGTATTTAGACAATGCAATGATACCAGGAAACGATGGCGGCAAAGGTTTAATTCCTGCACTTCTTGGATTAGGAACGTCGGCATTATTAAATAAAGCATTTGGAAATAGTAACAGCCGTAGTAAAAATATTCTTAAAGAAGTTGCAACAGGCGTTATTGGAGGAGTAATAACTAACGTATTATCTCAAAATAAACTACCAGTACCTGATCCACAAAATCAACAATCAGCAAGTGTTCTAGAATCAACTAATTCTAGAAATTTAAATGGTCAACAAATTGTAGATCAATTATCAAATCCAGCAGTTGCAAATGCAGTAATACCTGCTTTAGTTAATAGTGGTGCATTGCCTAACGTAGACATTAATACATACAATAGTTCGTCTGCGTCTCAAAAATCAGCATACCAAGAACAAATAACAGATTCGATAGCTTCTGGCAATCAAAAATTAACACAAGTTGCATCAAATGCAATTAATGGATTATAAGGAATTAATCAATGGCTAATACTGAATTAACCCCAGAATATTTTAATACTTTTTATGATGTAGAAACAAATTTTAATTCATCAGAACTTGATGCAGTTATTGGTTATTTTCTTAAGAGAGGCTTCGGAGAAGTTAGTGCTATTAACACAGCAAGTGTTTTATTGTTACAAGCAAAAGTTGACGAGTTAAATGTACAAGAATTAATCGATACACTTAAAGGTGTTTCTGACGTACAACTAAGTCTTATTGTTGCTCAGATACTTAACTTAAATAGAAATAAAACTAGTGTATTAGGCTTTAGAGATGATGCTAATCAATCACAACTATTTGATCAAAGAAACGTTGTAATATGATATGGGTCGTTTTGCGCAAGGTAAATTCAATCTAAAAAATCCACAAAAATATATAGGAAACAAAACACCTACATATCGCAGCGGATGGGAATTTACTTTTATGAAGTTCTGCGACGAACATTCTGCAATAGAACAATGGGCAAGCGAAGCTGTACGTATACCTTACCGCAATCCGTTAACTGGCAAACAAACTATATATGTTCCTGACTTCTTTATTTCGTATGCAGATAAGAGTACAAAAAAACGTGTAGAACTAATTGAAGTTAAGCCTGCTAACCAAACAATTAAAGAAAGATTAGGTAAATCAAAACACAACCAAGCGCATTGGATTGTTAATCAAGCCAAATGGGAAGCTGCACGAGCATGGTGTAAACAAAAAGGCATAATGTTCCGTATTGTTACTGAAGATGATATTTTTCACACTGGACGTAGAAGATAAATAAAACTAGCAGTTAATGGAAAGTTATAATGACTAAAAAATTAGAAGACCTATTAAATTTACCCGATTCTAAAGAAATTATAGAACAAGCAGAAGATCAAGAAGCCGAACAAACTAAGTATGAAGTTGCTCAAGCCGAAACATTTCGTGACATAGAAGAGTTTGACAAAATTACTAGTGCATTACCTGCTGTAAAAGGCTTAGGTAAAATGGCAGACGACGAGCTTAATGTAATTGCTGACAAAGCAATGCAAGCATATGATGATCTAATGGATTTAGGCATGAATGTAGAAAGTCGTTATAGCGGCAGAGTTTTTGAAACTGCTGGAGGTTTACTTAAAACTAGTTTAGATGCAAAAGTAGCAAAACTTAATAACAAACTAAAAATAGTCGAACTGCAACTCAAAAAAGAAAAACAAGATAAAGACAGTAACACCAATGATGGTGATATAGTCAATGGTGCAGGATACGTAGTTACTGATAGAAATAGTCTCTTAGAAAAACTTAAAGGATTAGATAAAAACGGTGATACTTAATGCTTATATATGGTTCATATGCAATCCAGCATTGGTTTAAAGATTATTACAAAGATCCAACGGACATAGATATAGCAATCTATGATAAAAAGCTATACAATCAAAATTTAATAGATGAATTAAAAAAAACATCTTTGCCCATTGAGATTACAGATTCTTCAGAAGCATATTTTTTTAAAGATTTAGAAAATATGGTAGATGATTATTATTTAAATCCAACAGGATTACTCACTGTAAAAATGTCTCATGCAATGTATAATTATAATTTAGACAAGACTATAAATGATATTATATTTTTACAAAAAAAAGGCGTAACATACGACTTAGAGATCTTAAATATGTTGCGTACACATTGGAAAATACGCTACAAAGACTTTAGAGAAAAAATGAACTTCGACTTAACACCTAAAGAATTTTTTAATAGTTCAGTTAGTCGATACGTGGAGCACGATGAATTACATGATGTATTAAAATTAGATAGTATTCCAGCATATAAAAAGATACTAGATAATGATACAACTGTAAAAGTATCAAGAGAAAAATTTAACAAATTAAATCATGATGAACAAATAGCAACTTTTATAGAAGAAATATCTGTACTAGCATGTGAAAGATATTTTTATTTAACAGACGCAAAAGAAGCGTTTATTAGAGCAGCACAAGATTTTCTTACAAGAATGACAAGCGGCTGGTACAACATTTTTTTGTTAAATAATATAGAGAATGTTTTTAATTTTAACGATACACAGCATTTAAATAAAATGAAACAAATTATGCAGTATATCAGACAAGAGCATTATGCTTACACAGAAGATAAATAATACATATAGAACAGGATCAATGCGCAATGAGATCATTTACACAATTACTTACAGAGTCTAAAAAGACTTACGAATTTAAAATAGGCGTTGCTGGCCCTTTGCCAGAAGGCTTTGAAGATACATTAGAAACAATCTTTAAAAAGTTTGGAGCTAATAATCTAACTTCAGGTAAAAAAACACCAATACAAGAACGCCCACTAGACTTCCCGCAATTACAAAATATGGAAGTTACATACTTTGAACTAGGTGTTGAATATCCAACTACTAGTCAGGTACTGCAAGAATATGTAGGTAAATGTTGTGGTATAGATCAAGCATATATTATTGTGCGTAATATGGGTGATCCGAGAGAAGATTACCAAGAAATGAAAGACGATGCTCCTTATGAAACTATGTTAACAAAAGAAGACATGGGCGGCGAAACTGCACAAGAAGATGTATCAGGTAATCGTGTAATGAATTTATTAAAAGAATTAGAAACTGCTCGCAAAGAAAATGAACACAGTGGTGCTGAAGGTGCACCAGTTGGAGAGTCATCTGACATTGGCGATGTAGAAAATTCTAAAGCAGTTGTAGGAGGCTGATAAAATGAATATGAAAAAATTAATTGAATCAATGGATCACATTGACGAGTGTGGAATGGTTGACGAAGGCCCTATGGCTGCTATGGCACCTCCTGCACCAGAGATGGACAAAGGCAATCCAGTAACAGTAAATGTTAGTATGAATGCAAGTGGCAAAGAACATGTTGCTGATTTGTTAGACATGATGAAAAATGCAGGACTAGGTGGCGCAGAGCCAGTGAGTGCTAAAACACTTTCACCTCGCATGGACATGGAACGCTTATCAAGTATAATGGACGAACCAGGATTTGACGATAAAGAAATGCCACTTCCTAAAAGCGATGAAGCAGATATGGAAGAAGTAGAAGACGAAATCGAAGTTGAAGGCGATTACGCTAACGAACCAGACGCACAATACGGCGACATGAGTGACGCTATTCCAGACGGCAATGATTTAAATCGCAAGAAGAAATCATACGCTGCTACACAAGATGGCGACAACCCAATGGCTGTTGAAAACATCAAAGCAGCATTGTACGCAGCACTTACTGAAAAGAAAAAGACTATGGTGAAGGGCCCAGACGGAAAAATGGTTCCAGACTATGCAGCAGACGGCAAAGGTAAAGGTGATCTTAAAAAAGATACTAAGACTACTGAAGGTCGCGGACGTGGTAAAAAGAAAACCAAAGAAGAAATGACTGCTGAAGGTCGCGGCAAAGTAATGGCTGGACGTGGACGTGGCAAAGTAATGGCTGGACGTGGACGTGGCAAAGACAAGCTAATGGCTGGTAGAGGCCGCGGCAAGAAAAAGTAATTTAAAATAAGATTATACCAAATAGGACCTTCGGGTCCTATTTTCTTGAGTAAATATCTATATGACAAAAGACGATATTGATTGGGCAGCATATTTTGACAGTATAAAACCTGTTTGTCCCTGGAGCGCAGCAGCGTGGAAAAAGAGTGAAATTAAAATTACTCAATGGACAGGCGAGTGGGAACATCTGGGTAATAACCAAGCTATAGTTTATATTGTACCTAATTATAATCGTAGACGTCTAAAGAAACTATGTAGTAAATTAGATGTCAGTTTAGAATACGAATGGCTATGGAGCGAACCAAGATATGGTGATTATGCTGCTCCTACGCACATCCTAATACAACAAGATAGACGTAAACTGTTCGACCTAAGGTTCGATACTGGTTATTATGATGATTTAATAGGGTAAATACAGTATGGCAGCATCACTCGACGGCGTCTTAATTAAGAAAGCCAATAAACAAGAAACTTATACCAACGAGCAAGTTGAAGAACTGATGAAGTGCATGGATCCTGACGAAGGATACTTACACTTTGCAAAACATTTTGCTTTTATACAACATCCTGTAAAAGGTAAGTTGCTGTTTGATCCGTACGAATATCAGTTGCGTTTGATGCACAGTTATCACAACTATCGCTTCAACATTAACATGATGCCTAGACAAACAGGAAAAACTACATGTGCTAGTATCTATCTTGCATGGTATGCTATGTTTAAACCTGATCAAACTATTCTTGTAGCAGCACACAAATACACAGGTGCGCAAGAGATTATGTCACGCATACGTTTTGTATATGAAACTTGTCCTGATCATATTAGAGCAGGTGTTGTAAGTTATAATAAACAATCAATTGAATTTGAAAATGGATCACGTATTGTAGCACAAACTACAACGGGCAATACAGGACGTGGTATGAGTATTTCGTTACTATACTGTGACGAGTTTGCATTTGTTATGCCTAACATTGCAGAAGAGTTTTGGACTTCAATATCACCTACACTAGCAACAGGTGGTAGAGCTATTATTACAAGTACGCCTAATAGTGACGAAGATACATTTGCTACTATTTGGAAACAAGCTGAAGAAAAGTTTGATGCACACGGTAATGAACAAGAATTAGGTTCAAACGGCTTCCATAGTTTTGTTGCTGAATGGCACGAACATCCTGATCGTGATGACAAATGGAAAGAAGAAGAAATCGGGCGTATTGGTGAAGAAAAGTTTAGACGTGAATATGGTTGCGAATTCCTAGTATTTGACGAAACACTAATTAACAGTTTGAAACTAAGTGTTATGGAAGGTGCATCACCTGTGCTTAATATGGGTCAAACACGTTGGTATAAAAAGCCCTCGGCACAATTTACGTATGCTGTAGCGTTAGATCCTAGTATGGGCACTGGCGGCGACAATGCTGCTATACAAGTATTCGAATTGCCCAGTTATGAACAAGTAGCAGAGTGGCAACACAATCAAACTGCTATACCTGGACAAATAAGAGTGCTCGCAGATATATGCAAATATCTACAACAAGAAACTAATAACACAAACGGCATATATTGGAGTGTTGAAAACAACGGTATTGGAGAAGCTTGCCTACTTGTAATCAACGACTTCGGCGAGGAAAACATACCAGGTCTATTTGTTAGTGAGCCCATGCGCAAAGGACATGTACGCAAGTTCCGCAAGGGATTTAATACTACGCACGGTACTAAAATTACAGCTTGTAGTAGACTAAAAACTATGATTGAAAATGATAAAATGATTATACATAGCAAGCCGTTAATATCAGAATTAAAAGGGTTTGTTGCAACAGGATCAAGCTATCAAGCAAAAAGTGGAATGGCTGATGATTTAGTTAGTGCTACATTATTGTCACTAAGAATGATGGCAGTGTTGAAAGATTGGGATCCTAGGATCTATAATACGTTTACACAAGCAGAAGATATAGAAGATTATGAAGCTCCTATGCCTATCTTCATTAGCAGTAACTTTTAACTAGGTAGATAAATACAATATGCAAGAATTTGACGCAATAGGTGAAGACCTTTTTAATAAGATTAGAGGCAGGTTTCCAGAAGTTACCATAGGTGATGAAACAGGAACAGTTACCAACGAGCCAACTATGGCACGTTTCTTTGACTTTGATTACAACGGACTAGGAAAAGTAAGTGTTGCAATTGATGAAGATGAAGGCCTAACAGTTATCTATGCCAAAGACTTTATGGAAGATCAAGACGAAATGACCAAAGAAGCTTGGTACGATTTTCTAAAAGAACTGCGTGTGTTTAGTAAAAAACGTATGCTAAATTATAGTGTAAGAGATATTACAAAGTCAAATTTAACAAAGAGAGATTATAAATTCCTAGCAAAAACCCCTGAGGACGGACAAATGACAGAATCAAAACTTTATGGCACTAGCCGTATTAGCTACCAAAAAGTAGGCGAAGCACGTATTGTAATTAAACACACTGAAGGTGTTAACCAAGAAAGTGCAACAGGACGTACACAAAAAATTGGTAAAATTTATATTGAAAGTGCTGATGGTGAAAGATTCCGTTATCCATTCAAACACCTAAGTGGTGCTAGAGCAATGGCAAGACACGTTGCTGAAGGTGGAAACACATATGATGATTTTGGTAAGCATATTGTAGGCTTATCGGAAGAGATGTCAAAATTACGCAAGTTTAAAAACTACATGGGTCGTTCAGCTGTAATGGCAGAAAGTCTCGCAGGGTATGTAGATGTTGTTAAAGAGCGTATTGCTACAGTTAAGAAAACTATTACAAATCTTCAAAAACCAGCATACTATGCAGAAACATTTGCAGCATTTGAAACACCAATGATGGAAGATGTGCCAGCAGACGTAAAAGAAAACTGGATAGACCAATTGACTATCAAACAGTTTAACGAAGAACTATCAGATGTATTTCCGTACATTTATAACTTAGTAAGTGAAGCTACTAAAGCAACAGAACTAGGGCCAGAAGAATTGGTTGACGAAGCAAGCAAAGGCATTGAAGCAATGAAAAAAGCAGGCAATGCAAAAGCAGATGCAGAGGCAAAGGAACGGGCGAAAAAAGACAAGTCGGTAGAAGAAGGTCCATTTAAAGGTGTCGGTAAAACTTTAATGAAAAGAAAACTTGACAAACAATATAAAAAATCAGACCTTGCAAATTTTGATAAATCAGGAATTGACACAAGTGGAAAAACGCCTGATGAGATTGGTGATATGAAATCAGATTATTATCATAGCCACATGGACAAGGCAGATAGAGCAAAAAAAGCTAAAAACCGTTTATCAAGAGAAGAAATTGCATTAGAGCAAGGCTTTGAAGAAATGATGGGCCAGTTTGCTGAAACTAAAGATGAAGTAGAAGTACAAGAAGCATATATCAACACAAGCAAAGATGCAGTTGACGTATTAGGCGCACTACGTGGCAAAGGAAAAGCAATTGAACGTGGACAAGATGACGATCAAGGCAACTTAGCAAATCAGTACGCAACTGATGTATGGGATGTGTATTCATTTATTGAAGCAAGAACAAAAGGGTTTAGCGGACTAGACAAAAATGCTAAAGCAGCAATTGATGACATGATGAAACTACGTGGCGAAGCAAAGAAACTAGAAACTGAGCCAGGTTCAGGACTAAATGCTCGTTTTGGCAATGCTATTGTAACTGTATTGTATCCTGTAATGGAATATCTAAATACAACAGACTTTGATAGAAACAAAAAGGAAGACGAGGCAGTGGAACCAGAAAAGCAAAAGACACCATTAGGCGAGTTCATACTAAGTTACTTTGATAGAGAAAATGGACAATTTCCAAAAGGCGAAACAGCAGTACTAACAATGGTAGAAAAAGATTACGGCGAGCAGTTCATAGAACCTGCTAAGGCATTTATTGAGCAAATACAAGCAAAGTTTGACGAGTGGCAAATGCGCTCACAACCACAGCAAATGGAAGCAAGCGGACCATGTCACCATTGTTCGGGATCAGGCCATGAAATGGGTAACCCAGGAAAAGCATGCTTAGACTGCGGTGGTTCAGGAAAAAGTACAGAAAAAAATGAAGATGCTATTGACGAAAACTTTACACAGGCAGCAGCGGCAGCAGCAAGAGCACATAAAACAGAATTTGAATATCCCAAAGGATCAGGCAAAATGCACCCTGTAAAGATGAGCAAAGGCACAGCACACGAAATAAATGACGATTATGATAGAATTCGTGAGTTAGCAGGACTACGCTAACTCACTTATAAGTTTTTATGTTTTTTCTTTCAAAAAAGACTTGACATTAGTTGTAGACGGTGTTATTATTAATACTGTGCTATAACACTAAAGGCACTAGAGTAACAATGTTGTTACTCTGCACATAGGCATAACATTGGAGGCATTAACTATGGCATCATTAGCAGAAATTCGAGCTAAACTTAAAGAGCAAGAAGCCCGCACAAGCGGCAACCAAGGACCAAGTGGTCCGAACCCAATTTACCCATTTTGGAATATCAAGGAAGGCGAGTCGGCAACGATGCGTTTCTTACCTGATGGCAATGCGGATAATACATTTTTCTGGGCAGAACGTTTGATGATCAAACTTCCGTTTGCAGGAATTAAAGGCGAAACTGACTCGCGTCCTGTACAAGTACAAATTCCATGTATGGAAATGTACGGCGATACATGTAACATTCTTAACGAAGTACGTGGTTGGTTTAAAGATCCAAGTCTAGAAGACATGGGTCGTAAGTATTGGAAAAAGCGTTCATACGTATTCCAAGGCTTTGTAACTGATAATCCGTTAACTAACGACGAAGCACCTGAAAATCCAATCAGACGCTTTATTATTGGTCCACAGATTTTCCAGATTATTAAGGCAGCACTTATGGATCCAGACATGGAAGAATTGCCAACAGATTATACTGCTGGTGTAGACTTCCGTCTTAACAAAACATCTAAAGGTGGTTATGCAGACTACGGCACAAGTAATTGGGCACGTAGAGAGCGTCCATTAGATGATGCTGAAATGAATGCAGTCAATACACATGGACTATTTGATCTAGGTGACTTCCTTCCTAAGAAGCCTGACGCAACTGCACAAAAAGTAATGCACGAGATGTTCGAAGCATCTGTAGATGGCGAAGCATATGATCCAGAGCGTTGGAGTAATTACTTCCGTCCTGCAGGTATGCAAGCACGTACTGGTGATCCGCAAAAAGCAGCATCGCCACAAGCAACTGCTGTAAGCCAAAGTGCTCCAGTAGCACCAACTCCAGCACCTGAGGCTGCACCAGTGGCAGCAGATCCTGCTCCAGCAGCAGAAGCAGCCGGCGGCGGCGCACAGGACATTCTTGCAATGATCCGTTCACGTCAAGGTTAATGCAACTGAAAAGGGTTGCATTATTGATTTGCAACCCTTTTTTATTACAGCTTTTTAGGAGAAAACATGGCTAAATCATTTGATGTTAGTAAGTTCCGTAAGGACTTAACTAAAAGTATCTCAGGCATGAGTAGTGGCTTTAACGATCCAACAGACTGGATTTCAACAGGCTCATATGCACTAAACTATCTTATTAGTGGTGACTTTCACAAAGGTGTTCCGCTAGGTAAGGTTACTGTGTTTGCTGGCGAATCAGGAGCAGGTAAGAGTTATTTCTGTTCAGGTAACGTTGTAAAACACGCACAGGATCAAGGCATCTTTGTAGTATTAATTGACTCGGAGAACGCACTTGACGAGAGCTGGCTACAGGCTCTTGACGTTGACACTAGTGAAGATAAACTTCTTAAACTAAACATGTCAATGATTGATGATGTAGCAAAAACTATCTCAACATTTATTACAGACTTTAAAGCAATGGACGAAGAAGACCGTCCTAAGGTACTGTTTGTAATCGACTCGTTGGGTATGTTGCTAACACCTACTGATGTTGATCAGTTTAACAAGGGTGATATGAAAGGTGATATGGGTCGTAAGCCTAAAGCACTAACTTCATTAGTCCGTAATACTGTTAATATGATTGGATCGCTTAACGTAGGCTTAGTATGTACTAACCACACTTATGCATCGCAGGATATGTTTGACCCAG